GGTCTAGGTTCTAGGGCTCACAGGAAGTTTTTGTGTGCTCCTTTCTTCCTGCTGGTCTCGCTCACATCGGGCCCTAGAATCTAGTCCCTAATTGGCCCCAAACGCCCTCTATCTAAGGAGCAACTATGGGTAAAAGGGCCTCAACCCCCTCGAAACCCGCTCGAACTGTGGAACAACGAGAGGCGCAGATGATCAATCTAGCGCTTGAGCTCGCTGAGAAGCAGCTTCGGGAGGGGACTGCGCCGGCAACTACGGTGAACCACTACCTCAAGCTTGCCTCCACAAGAGAACAGCTCGAGGTTGAGAAGCTGAGAAACGAAACGGCGCTCCTTGAGGCGAAGAAGACTGCGCTCGTGAGTGCAGAGCAAGCTGAGAAGATTGCCAAGGAAGCTATCGAAGCCTTCCGTACATACTCTGGAGCGGGAGATGTTACGGACGTACTCTGATCTGTCTAGACTCGAGACATTCGAGGAGCGTTTCGACTATCTATCCCTCGATGGGCGGATCGGAACCTCAACGTTTGGCTTTGATCGATACCTGAACCAAAGATTCTACTCCTCAACTGAGTGGAAGAAGGTTCGTAACTTTGTTCTGGCTCGGGATGAAGCCTGTGATCTCGGAATCGAAGGCCTGGACATCAAGTACATGCCGCTGATCCACCACATGAACCCAATCCAGCCCGAGGATCTCGAGAACTTCAATCCAGACATCCTTGAGCCAGAGTTTCTCATCACGACAACCAAGAATACCCACAACGCGATACACTTCGGAGACCGATCGAGGTTGACACCACGAGTTGTTGAGCGCCGACCCAACGATCAAGCTCCCTGGAGGATCTAATGGGAACGATTCTTGAAGACGTAAAGAAGGCGCTCGGCATTGTCCCGGGATATGATGCCTTCGACGACCAGATCCTGATGTACATCAACTCCGCACGGATGGATCTCGCACAATTGGGGCCAAAATGCCTCGGGATCATTGAGAAGGAATCTCAGTGGTCCGTCTTTCCGGACGTCAACGACGAAGCGGCCATCAAGTCGTACATCTCACTCAAGGTCCGGCTCATGTTCGACCCGCCAGGAAACTCCTTCTTGGTCACGGCATACCAGAAGCTGATCGAGGAGGCAGCATGGAGACTGATCTACCAGACGGAGGGGAAGTCCTAGCCCACCATGGCGTAAAAGGCATGCGCTGGGGAGTCATCACTAAGAAGGCTTCCGCAGGACGCAAGGCCACAGCCAACGCTCTTCGAAAAGCTGGGCGTGGAACCGCTAGGACTGTCTCCGGAACAGTTAGCGCCACCAAGAATGGTGTAGCAAAGGTCCAAAAGGCCCGAGCGAACCGCAAGGCTAAGGTGGCCGAGGTAAAGGCTCGTAAGAAGTTTGGAAACCGGAGCTACAAGAAGATCAGCGACTCTGAGCTCAAGACCAGAATTACCCGGTTGGAGCAAGAGAAACGCTATCGGGAGCTCAAGGCCGATCGCCACCTGGTTCGAGGTCGTGAGGTCACTCGGCAGATCCTCGAAGGGTCTATCACCAAGGCTGGAACCTACGCAGGGAACAAGCTCCTCCGATCGGCGTTTGATAACGCCTTCGACGGAGGACTAGCCGCCAAGGCTGCAAAGGCTGATGCTGTGGCCGGGTCCAAGTCGGCACAGAAGAAGGCCAAGAAGGCTGCTGAAGCTGCAGAGGCGGCGCATCAGGCGGTTAAGGAAGCTTACGATGTAGCTTTCAACCAACCCAAGGCTCCTGAGCTTCCAAAGGCTAAACCTAAGCAGATCGAGAAGCCCAAGTCTTACAAGCAGACTAAGCCCTCGCCAAAGCCGAAGCGTCGTCCTCGTAACCCAGGGAGCCCGCTGAAGTAATGCTCTCGAACACCGCAGTACCAAAATACTACGGGCAGTTCCGGGATTCAGTCATCCGAGGCGAGATTCCAGTATGCGAAGAGATCTCCTGTGAGATGAATCGGATTGATTCGCTCATAGCGAACCCTGAGTACTACTACGACGACCAAGCCGTAGAAGGATTCATTGCATACTGCGAGAATGAGCTCACGCTGTCCGACGGAGCCGACCTCCACCTGCTAGACAGCTTCAAGCTCTGGGCCGAACAGCTACTTGGCTGGTACTACTTCGAGGATCGCCAGGTCTTCGTCCCCTACGAGGACGGAGTCGGCGGTCGATACGAGACCAAAACAGTAAAGAAGCGCCTTACGATCAAGCAGTATCTGATCGTTGCTCGTGGAGCAGCGAAGTCGATGTACATGTCGCTCATCCAGAACTACTTCATAGTGATTGACACTACGACGACACATCAGATCGCTACGGCTCCGACCATGAAGCAGGCCGAAGAGGTGATGGGTCCATTCCGGACCGCTATCACCCGTGCCCGAGGTCCGCTGTACAAGTTCCTCACCGAGGGATCCCTTCAAAATACAACCGGCGCGAGAGCTAACCGCCAAAAGCTGGTTGCGACCAAGAAGGGCGTCGAAAACTTCCTGACGGGCTCCCTGCTTGAAGTTCGCCCCATGTCAATCGATAAGCTCCAGGGCCTGCGCCCAAAGGTTTGCACAGTTGATGAATGGCTATCGGGAGACATTCGAGAAGACGTGGTTGGTGCACTAGAGCAGGGAGCCTCGAAGGTTGACGATCCGGTCATTCTGGCCGTCTCCTCCGAGGGAACCATCCGCAATGCGGTAGGCGACACCATGAAGATGGAGTTGCTCAAAATCCTGAAGGGCGAATACGTCGCCCCTCACATCTCAATCTTCTACTACAGACTTGACGACATCAAGGAAGTAGCAGATCCTGCAATGTGGGTGAAAGCCCAGCCGAACATTGGCATCACAGTGTCCTACGATCGGTACCAGCAGGACGTCGAGCGAATGGAACAAGCCCCAGCTGCTCGAAACGACATCCTCGCAAAGAGGTTCGGAATCCCCATGGAGGGATACACCTACTTCTTCACCTACGAGGAGACAATCCCGCACAGGAAGAACACCTTCTGGAACATGCAGTGCGCCATGGGTGCCGACTTGTCTCAAGGTGATGACTTCTGTGCATTCACCTTCCTGTTTCCACTCCGAAATCAAGCTTTCGGCGTCAAGACTCTGGCATACATCTCTGAACTTACGCTCATGAAGTTGCCTGGGGCCTTGCGCCAAAAGTATGATGAGTTCATACAAGAAGGAACCCTCCGAGTCATGGAGGGAACCGTCTTGGATATGATGGAGGTCTACGAGGATCTGGACCAGCACATCGCTGACCAGAAGTACGACGTCTCGGCATTCGGGTTCGACCCATACAACGCCAAGGAATTCGTGACTCGTTGGGAACAGGAAAACGGTCCGTATGGTGTGGAGAAGGTGATCCAGGGAGCCCGAACTGAATCGGTCCCCCTTGGCGAGCTGAAGAAGCTGGCATCGGAGCGCCTCCTCATCTTCGACCAGAAACTCATGGCCTTCACTATGGGAAACTGCGTCACCCTCGAGGATACCAACGGAAACCGGAAGCTGCTGAAGAAGAGAACCGAAGAGAAGATCGACTCAGTGGCTGCTCTGATGGATGCCTTCGTGGCATACAAGAATAACAAGGAGGCATTCGAATGAGCGAGGAGGTGAAATGGGTCTTAGTGATCGATTGAGCCACGCCTGGAATGCATTTACAAGGTCTCCGGATAAGAAGAACTTCACGCCCGAGTATGGATCGTGGACCTTCGGAAATCCGAATCTGAATTACCGTCCTGTCGTTGGCGATCAGACTATCGTCACTAGCATCTACAACCAGATCGCTATCGATGTCTCGAATGTTCCGATTCGCCACGTGAAGACGGACGAGAATGGCAACCTCAAGAGTTACTACCGTAGCTATCTCGACGACTGCCTCTCTCTGAGTGCCAATATCGACCAGACCGGCCAGGGATTCTTCCAGGATCTTGTGCTGTCTCTGTTCGAAGAAGGCGCTGTAGCGATTGTTCCCGTGGACACAGACGTCAGCCCCGACATGACTCAGGGTTACGACATCAAGTCCATGCGTGTTGGTACGATTCTCAACTGGTATCCACGCCACGTCCGGGTAGAGGTCTACAACGACCAAACTGGACAGCGAGAACAGCTCACGTTGGAGAAGGAATTCGTGGCTGTTGTGCAGAATCCTCTGTACAGTGTCATGAATGCTCCGAACTCCACTCTGCAGCGACTCACTCAGAAGCTGCATCTGCTGGACGCTATCGACAAGCAGTCTGGATCCGGTAAGCTGGACATTATCATTCAGCTTCCGTACGTCGTAAAGACTGAATTGAAGAAGCAGCAGGCAGAAGCCAGGCGAAAGGCGATTGAGGAACAGCTCGCCGGTTCTCAGTACGGTATCGCTTACACCGATGGTGCAGAGCGAATCACTCAGCTGAACCGACCGTCCGAGAATAACCTCATGAGCCAGATTCAGTGGCTCACCACGCAGCTGTACAACCAGCTCGGAATGACGGAAGATGTCTTCACAGGTAAGGCTGACGCTCGTCAGATGCTGAACTACCAGAACCGAACGGTTCGCCCAGTTCTAAAGGCGATCACTGATGCCCTCACCCGGACATTCCTCACGAAGACTGCCCGAACGCAGAAACAGCGGATCATGGCGATCGAGGATCCATTCCTCAACGTCCCGCTCGAGGAGATGTCTACGCTGGTCGACTCCGTCAAGCGAAACGAGATCGGTACAGCCAATGAGCTTCGCCCGAAGTTCGGCTGGCCGCAATCGGAGGAAGAGACGGCAGACCAGTTGGTGAACTCCAACATCAATCCGGCAACCGAGATGGAGCCGACAGGCGAAGAGCCTATCGAGGAGATCCCAGCTGCCGATGTCCCAATTTCCGAACTGATGGAGAGTAGTCAAAATGGCAGTTAAGTGCGACTTCTCCGGCTACGCCACCAAGAACGATGTTCGGTGCTCGGATAACAAGATCATCCGGCATGGCGCATTTGCGGCGTATGACGGGAAGACCGTGCCTCTGGTCTGGCAGCACAAGCACGGGGATGTTGAGAACGTCCTCGGCCATGCCGACCTTGAGGTTCGTGAGGATGGGGTTTACGCCTACGCCCATCTGAACAACACCGACCGTGGGCGGACTGCTCGAGAGATGGTCCGAAACGGTGACGTAAAGGCGATGAGCATCTATGCGACCCATGTTCGGGCCAAGGGCAACGATGTTGTCCACGGTGAGCTCGTCGAGGTCAGCCTGGTGCTTCGTGGCGCTAACCCTGGCGCACTCATTGACCAAGTCTCCATCGAGCATGGTGACGACGGAGAGGAGATTGCGGCTGTGATCTACACTGACGAGGATCTCGACTTCGTTTCTCACGGCGATGAGGATGAGGACTTCGAGGCGGAGGAGACGGACGACGTCGAGCACGCTGAGGAGGAGCCTGAGGCCGATGCTGAGGGCGACGAGGACGACCCCACTCTTGGGGAGATCTTCGACGGAATGACCGAGGAGCAGAAGACGGCGGTTTATGCCATCGTCGGACAGCTGGTTGATTCCGTGGACGAGGAGGCGGAGGAGTCTGAGACCAAAGAGGTCGATGACACCGCCCATTCCGACACTACTACTGAGGAAGACGACTTGGCTCACAAGAATGTGTTCGAGGGCTCCGCTGACACCCAGGAGCTCCCGGTTCTGACCCACGCCCAGGTTGAGACCATCTTCGAGGACGCCCGTTCCGGCGGCTCTCTGAAGCAGGCTATCCTGGCTCACGCTGACGCCTATGGTATCAAGCAGATCGAGACCCTCTTCCCCGAGGCGAAGGATCTGTGGAATACCCCGGAATTCATCAAGCGTAAGACCGATTGGGTCAACGCTGTTGTCGGGGGCGCCAAGCACTCACCCTTCTCCCGTATCCGCACTCGCTTTGCCGACATCACTGCCGACGAGGCCCGTGCTAAGGGTTACATCAAGGGTAATAAGAAGGAAGACGAGGTCTTCACGCTTCTGCAGCGTGTCACCTCGCCGACCACCATCTACAAGAAGCAGCGCCTGGACCGTGACGACATCCTTGACATCACTGACTTTGACGTCGTGTCCTGGATCCGCGGAGAGATGAAGATCATGATCGAGGAGGAGCTCGGTCGAGCCATCCTCATCGGCGATGGTCGCCAGGCCTCCTCCAAGGACAAGATCAAGGAGGACTGCATCCGCCCCATCTACAAGGAGGACTCGCTGTACGCTCCGCGTGTCGTCCTTGCCAAGGCTACCACCACCGAGGACGTCCTGGACTCTATCGTCCGCGCCATGGACGACTACGACGGCGCCGGTAACCCGACCTGGTTCGCCGAGCCTCACATGGTCACCGAGATCCTTCTGCTGAAGGACAAGATGGGTCACCGTCTGTTCCGCAGCGTCGCCGAGCTGGCTGACTACGTCGGGGTCTCGAAGATCGTCAAGGTCCCGCTGATGAAGGGCCTGCAGCGTACCTCCTCCAAGAACGGTACTGTTGACGCTCTGGGTATCATCGTCAACATGACCGATTACACAGTGGGCGCCGACAAGGGCGGCCAGCTGTTCGCGGCTGAGGACTTTGACATCAGCTTCAACCAGTACCACTACCTCCTGGAGACCCGTCTCTCCGGTGCGCTGACTCACCCGAAGTCTGCGATCATCGTCGAGCGGAAGACCGAGGACGGGAACGTCGTTCCGGAGCCGTGATAGATGGCCAAATTCTTCGGTGACATAGGATTCGCTGCACAGGTCCAAACTTCGCCGGGAATTTGGGAAGATAAGATCATCGAGAAGCAGTACTATGGCGACATCTTTCGTGAAGCACGTCGCTTTAGTGGCAGCGATGAGATTCTTGGATCAATCAACCTGAGTAACCAGATCAGCGTCATTGCTGATGGCTACATCACAGATAATGTCCAGAATCTCAGGTACGTTCGCTGGCTGGGGGGACTTTGGAAAGTCTCTTATGTCGAACTGAAGTTCCCCCGGCTGGTTCTCGAGATGACGGGGGTGTATAATGGACCGACGCCTAGCTCTCCATGAGAAGCTGGTAGAGATCCTCGGGTCTGAGAATGTCTATTATCAGCCACTCCCGTCAATCAAGCTCTCGTATCCATGCATCATCTACGAGAGAAACCCGGGCGATCCGATGTATGCTGACAATCAGAAGTACATCAAGGCGAATCGGTTTCAGGTGACCCTGATCGCCCGCCATCCCGAGGACCCGACTAGGACCAAACTCGAAGATCTCCTGTTCAGTCGCCATATGACTCGACAGGTGACCGATAACCTCTATCACGACATCTTCGATGTCTATTACTAGGAGATAACATGGCTGCACTTGTCTGGGACAAGACTGGCGAGCGCCGTATTGAGACTGGTGTTGATCACTGCGCGCTGTATGTGTACGACCCCAGCACCAAGACCTACGGCAAGGGCGTTGCTTGGAATGGTATCACCGCCATCTCCGAGAAGCCCGAGGGTGCCGAGGCTACTGACCTTTATGCCGACAACATTCTGTACCTGTCTCTGCTCTCCGCTGAGAAGCTGAAGGGCACGATCGAGGCTTACACCTACCCCGACGAGTTCGAGGCCTGCGACGGCTCCGCTGAGCTGGCCAAGGGTGTTAAGATCGGTCAGCAGGACCGCGTTGCCTTCGGTCTGGCGTACCGTACCAAGATCGGTGACGACGTTGCGGGTCAGGACCGTGGCTACAAGCTGCACGTGCTGTACGGTTGCAAGGCTTCTCCCTCCGAGAAGGGCTACAAGACGGTCAACGACTCCCCTGAGGCGATCTCGTTCTCTTGGGAGATCTCGACCACACCCGTCAACGTGAGCGGCGCCAAGCCCACCTCGCTTCTGACCATCTCGTCGCTGGATGTCGACCCCACCAAGCTGAAGACCCTCGAGGCTAAGCTGTTCGGTGCCGACGCTCAGGGCGGACAGCAGGCCTCCGAGCCCAAGCTGCTCCTCCCCGACGAGATCAAGGCCCACTTCGCAGGCTGATGACTACACCGGGGGCTCAGAGACCTAGACTCCTGGGCCCTCGGTGCCTGCAATGCTTATAGT